TTGTCGCAGATGATTCAATATCGCTGGTTGCGCCGGATAATCTTTCAGGACGTCGCGCTTGTTACAGGAACGAGTAAAGACCTGGTGGAGGCGGTTGCCGCCTGCGTTATGCAGGAACTCCAGGGGCATTATCTCTTTACGGTTTTATCAGGACAGGCTTTACTGCGCCTGCTATGGCGACACCTGGACAAGCAGTGGTTCAGGGTGAACATCAACGCCGCAGTCCTTAACATGCACGGTATGAAACTTATCGCCACTCCTGATATAAAAAGCAAAAAAGTCACCTCAAAGGGTGACTTAACTTTTTGATATTTCTATCGAATTCTGGTGGCCCCTCCCCGGCTTGAACGGGGGACCAAGCGATTATGAGTTCCTACCGGAACAACCGAAAATCAATAGTTTGCGTTATTTATCATTGACATAGATTGCCATTGTTTGCCAATGATTACCTATTATTCGCCATTTCTACCGCCACTTTATCGCCATTTCATTTCTTTACTGTTTGAGGTATTGCTTCAACGAAGCTATGGCCATACATTTTGAATTAAGCCGTGAGTATACCCGCACTGGCTTGTTTGAAAGTGGCAAGGTGGCTTCCTCATATCCCTTAAATCCCTAAGGAATGGATATGAAAAAGAAGCTTAAGAGAAAACATAAAACCTACGCTAAAAGCGTTCAAGTTTCTCGTCGTAGTCGAACTGTTGCAAAAAGTAAATTTTCATGTAAGGCATTGAAAGTTTTTCAATTTATTTCATGTGCTTTTTCAATGTACAGATCTATGCGGGACTTAGGTTGGTTAGAACACCTTCCAGCGCTTGTGGAGAAAATAGGCGTAGTTTTGAAGTTGCTGTCATTGGTTTTTAAACGATTTTTTTAGAATAATGGAGGGCTTATGAGAAATTCGTCCCTATCTTCTACGATTTCTGAAGCATAAAAACCACTTAAAACGGAGGAATCCCCTCCATTTTAGCTTCCGTTGAAGAGGAGTAGCTCTTCTGGAACGTTAGGGTAAATGTAACGAGGAAAAGCATTGAAGCAATTACTAGTCACAAAGCGAAATGGTAACCTGGAAGCGATCAACATTGATCGAATCCATGAGGTGCTATCGCATGCGGCTGATGCTTTAGGCTTTGATGCTGGCGAAGATGATCTAGAAAGAAGTTATCTTGATTATGCGATGAGCGTTATCGTTGGTCGATCTCTTAGCGATCCAAAGGTAAACGTTGGAAAGATAGAGATACAAAACTATATTTTTCTTCTTCCTTATCAAGGGCTTGTTAGAGTTTTTGTCATCGCGAAAAAAAATGCACCCCAAAATTTCTCGATTTGTGATGCATTGTTTTCCGTTACTACAATCCAACTACTCAAAGCTTCGAGAAGGTTAGCCCGTTCTCCTCCATTTCAGCGATTACCCATTGTTCCTCATTTTTGCCACCACTCTACGGCTTCTCAAAAATTGGAAAACTTGTAATACCCGAAGCAGTCATCAAGATGAAGCTGAGAAATAATGTCTGTAACATCAGGAGATTCGTTTTCCTGATCTCCTTGGGTGTAGGAATCTGCATAATTTTCTTCTCTCCAGTTATAGTATCCTATGCTGTCAAGATATATCTCCGTATCGAAGATGCTTCCGTATTTCGATAAAAATGCCTGTATATAAAGAAGTGAAACCCGGGTTGCCTTCCTGATTAAATGATAGAGATCCAGCCACTGCTCGAAAGTTGAGTTGTAGTTAGGGTTTATGTTTATTGGGATTACTCCGTGAGCTAAGTGATTTCGAAGATTTCTAACTAAATTTAAACCATAGCATTTATGGTGTATTTCATATTTAAAGCTGTTGTTTAAGTTTTTATTGTATGTACTGCAATATTTTTCGAAGGAAATTCTTAAGTTATCATTAATATGTGGCATGTGCTTAGGGATGTGTAATTTTTCCATGCTTTCAAATAATATTATAGCTTTAACGCTTTCATCTCTGATGTCATTTTTGAACCGTTTGTTAAGTCTTTCGTTGTAATATTGTGAAACAAAACGGTAGGTTTCTTCAAGTGCATTGATGGTGTAGAAAAATCTCGTTAATTCAGTGGCATATAGGCTGTAATGCTTTCCCTCAGAGTCCAATGCTTCAACAGCTGGTTCACACATGAATATAGACTGGCGGTCATGCTTCCAAGGGGATATTTCAACATTTTCAAGCATTGATGATAATCTTATCCATTCACTAATCGCTCGTATTTTAATGTCGGCACTACCTATGAAGAAAGATGAAAAATAATAGACTTCATGGGCGTGCTTACTTAGTTCAGATAAGGAGCTGCATATAGGGCATTCTTTTTTCATGATGGATTTTCATTACTTTGCAACGGGTTGAGTTTTACAGCATCTTCTAGATGGTCAGGGGCAAAGTGCGCATATCGCATAGTCATTTTTATGTCGGTATGGCCGAGTACGCGCTGCAAGACCAAAATATTACCACCATTCATCATAAAGTGGCTGGCGAAGGTATGGCGCAAAACGTGGGTAAGCTGTCCTGCCGGTAGTTCGATACCTGTTCTTTCCAGAGCTGACCGGAACGCGCCATAACAATCACTAAACAACCGGCCTTTTTTATCATCAGGCAAGGACTCATAGAGCTCTTTGCTAATTGGAACGGTGCGGTTTTTTCTGCCTTTTGTGTTGGTGTATGTGATTTTGTATTTCGCAAGCTGGCTTTTTCTCAGACTCTCGGCCTCAGACCACCGTGCGCCAGTGGCGAGACAGATTCTTACCACGGTTTCTAAATCAGGGTGATCATGCCGTTTACACTCTCCGAGCAGTTGCGAAATTTGGTCGTGAGTTAGCCAGGCCATTTCCATTTCTTCTGTGCGGAATGGGCGCATATTTTTCAGTGGGTTTTCACCCTTCCATTCTCCGAGGCGGTTTAGCTCATTGAACACTGCCCGGAAGTAGGCCAGCTCAAGATTAAGCGTGCGAGGCGATACCTCTTTCACTCTGTTTGAACGGGCATACTCACCTTTTAACCGTTTTTCTCGGTAGCGGGAAAACATCTGCGCATCGAAATCGCGTGCGAGTGGTTCGCCCATACACTCAAAAGCATGGTGCATGGCTAACTGGCGTTTCAAGCCGTCTTTCAGTGTAATACCATGAGCGCTATACCATGAATCAACCAGCTCTTTTAGCGTGCGCCTGTCTTCCTTTTCTTCCTGCCACGGGTTTTGAATGGTGTACTGTTCAAACGCCAGCGCCTCGCCTTTGGTGGCGAATTTCTTTCTGATACGTTTGCCTTTTGCACCGTTTGGATAGAGCTCGCAAATCCAGCCGCCAGCAGGATTTTTACGCACGGTCATTAGTTAACCTCATTCCTCATATAGCTGGACAATCCAGTCATAAACATTGATTAATTCGCCGGTGTCGCGGATTACAATTTCGCTATTATCAATTCGGTCTAATCGGAATGTTCGTAGTTGTCTGCGTGAGTGACAATAGCCTGTCATGCTTTGTTCGTTAATTTCTTTTATGTCAACCTCTCTATAAGATGAATTGCCGTTAGAATCCGTGTATCTGAAGGAAATATTTTTGAACCAATCCTTTGTGTTGTGATTGCCATAGAATGGCTTTGACTTATTCACATGAGTATTTTGTTCAGTTGCAACTGATGGAAACGCATCTTTTTTGTTTATATTCATACGACGAATCGTAATGAGAAAGACAATAACGGGAATTGTTAACGCTGTTGCATAATCACCACTCAAAAATGCGCCTAAAGCTCCAATCGGGAAGATAAAAGCTGTAATTCCTTTAACCGCACGCATAATCAGTTTTTCAGGTGATTTCAAGTAAATAACCATTGAGAAAACCGACAAGCCTAATAGCAAAAATGGAATTATAGTATCCATCATAATTTCCTTATTAATAACATTAAAAGCGATTAGCTTGCATCGCTATAAAACCCGATTACTCGACCAAGAGCCTTAATCTCATCTATCCCGCACTCAAAAGGAACTTTGCCACCTGCTACATGGAGTTTCTTGCCGGGGAGTTTGGTTAGCTCTCGAATGCTTATCGCATCATCAATGTTAACTAACCACAAGCCATCGGAGAGAGTTGAGTCTCTATCTATGAAGTGAAGTTTTCCATCAGCACGAACTACGTAGCAATCAGATTCCGGCTTGTTGATTAACTTAAGGTCAATACTCAAAGGGGAGTCTTCAGTTAATCTTTCTTCACTTAAAGTGAATGATGGGATTTCTTTTACGTTGGAGTTAATTGCATTTTCGCTGTACTGCTCTCCCTCTCCCGTCAGTAACCATTTTAGGCTGGCACCAGTTTCAAGCGCGCATATAGCCGCAAAATCATATGAGATAGTGCCGCGTGTATAGCGGTTTGAAAGAGAGCTTGCGGAAATTTCAAAATGGTCTGCTAACTGAATTTTCTGGCGAAAACCATAAATCTCGCATATGCGATCCAGTATAGATACAGCCTCAAATGTGTAGTCTCTAATCTTCATTTGTGATTTCCATGTTGACAGCTACTCATTTGTTGAATAGAGTCCTCAATTGTGAAGTTCATTGATGGCAAACGTTGGCAAAACTTCGGCTATCAATGGAAAATGTTTACCAATGGGGAATCATGCAATATGGCTTCTGAAATCGCAATCATCAAAGTGCCTGCACCTATCGTTACTCTGCAACAATTTGCAGAGCTTGAGGGTGTTTCTGAACGCACCGCTTATCGCTGGACAACCGGCGACAACCCTTGTGTACCAATCGAACCCCGCACCATCCGTAAAGGCTGCAAGAAAGCAGGTGGCCCGATTCGCATTTATTACGCACGATGGAAAGAAGAGCAGTTGCGTAAGGCGTTGGGTCATTCCCGTTTTCAACTCGTCATCGGTGCTTAATTCACTTTATGTGAATTGGAGGGATGCAACATGTTTGATTTTCAGGTTTCCAAACATCCCCACTATGACGAAGCGTGCCGGGCTTTTGCGCAGCGTCACAACATGGCGAAGCTGGCCGAGCGTGCGGGTATGAACGTTCAAACGTTACGTAACAAGCTCAACCCGGAACAGCCTCACCAGTTTACGCCGCCTGAATTGTGGCTACTGACTGACCTGACAGAAGACTCAACCCTCGTTGATGGTTTTCTGGCGCAGATTCATTGCCTGCCATGCGTACCGGTTAATGAGCTGGCTAAAGACAAATTGCAGTCTTATGTCATGCGCGCAATGCGTGAACTCGGCGAACTGGCAAGCGGTACGGTATCTGATGAACGTCTGACCTCTGTCCGTAAGCACAACATGATTGAAAGCGTTAACGCTGGCATTCGCATGTTGTCGTTGTCGGCGCTGGCGCTGCATGCGCGTCTGCAGACTAATCCCGCTATGACGAGCGTGGTCGATACCATGAGCGGTATTGGCGCGTCATTCGGTCTGATTTGAGGTGCGTATGCTGAAAAGTGAACCATCATTCGCGTCTCTGCTCGTCAAGCAAAGCCCCGGCATGCACTACGGCCACGGCTGGATCGCAGGTAAGGACGGCAAGCGCTGGCACCCGAGCCGCTCACAGGCTGATTTACTGGCTGGCCTCTCTACTCAAAAGCAGGGGGAATCATGGCTATCGAAGCTGTTTCCGCGACTGTTTCGCTGAAAGCGGGCGAACGTCTGGCCGGTCTCAATCATGTAGCTGAATTGCGCGCGAGATATTGGGGAGATAGCTGGAAAGGGGTCGAGCGTTTTGTCGATGATATGCGCGATAAACGTGATCCACAATTTGAAGAAAATAATCGGGCGCTGGCCGCTATCTTCTTTCTGGCAAAAATACCGGCGGCTCGTCATGAGCTCGAATTAAGTGAGCTGACTACTGACGAGAAAAAGGCGCTTATTACAGCGATGAACCATTTTCGCGCAGTAGTGAGCTTATTTCCCAAACGGCTAACAATGCCGAATTAATCCAAACAGAAATTTAATGGCGTAAACCCGCCGGGCTTCTTATTGCCCGAAAACAGGAGAATCAATTATGCGTAATACCGAAACCCATACTTTTAACACCGATAGCGTTGCGCTGGCCGTATTGCTGACCGATGCAAAAAAAGAAGAGCGCAAAGACCGCGCTCTCGCAGTTTCAATCCGCCTTGAGGCGCTAGCGATCCATATCACCCAAAAGGGTATGAGCGGTACCGAAGCCGCCGAACTGCTGCGCCGTGAAGCTAATCGCTTTGAGAACGAATCACAGGAGCTGCACTAATGGCCGACGCAATGGATTTAGTACAACAGCGCGAGCAGGAAGACCGCGAACGCCACATCAGCAACGCGCGCAGCCGTATCGCTGCGCAATCTCGTTTCCTCTGCGAAGAATGTGACGCACCAATCCCGGAAGCTCGCCGTATTGCGATTCCGGGTGTGGCCTTTTGCGTGACCTGCCAGCAAATAACCGAGCTCAAATCCAAGCATTACAGGAGTGTATAAATGGCTATCCGCATCGAAGTCGGTGACAAATGGGTTATTACCTGCGACCAATATCAATTTATCCTGAATGAAAAGAAAGTCGTTAAGACCGGTAATAAAGCTGGTGAGGAATGGCTCGACACTATCGGCTATTACCCCAAAATTAATCAGCTTATTTCTGGTCTGATTCATCACCATATTCATGGTTCAGAAATGAATTCACTTAATTCCATTGCTGATGAAATAACTCGTATCGGTGAACTGTGCGCTGTGTCTTTTCGAGGGTGTAACAATGAGTAAATCCAACTTGCTCGATAAGCAAAAAATATTGCAGCGTCAGTCTTTGAGCTTAGAAGATAAAATTGAGATAACTATGCGTCGTATAAAGGACTTTTACAATCATTTTGACGGTGAGGTTTACTGCTCATTCTCTGGTGGCAAAGACAGTACGGTACTACGCCATATTGTTATGAGCATGGAGCTAAAAATGCCATTCGTATTCAGCAATACTGGGTTGGAAATGCCAGAAGTTGTTGATTTCGTGCGTAAGCAGGCCAGCACTGATTCGAGTGTTATTCAGGTTAAACCAAAAGTTGCCTTTAATGAAGTTTGGAAAAAATATGGTCTTCCTATTGGCAGTAAAAAAGTAGCCAAGATGATTCGTGTTTTGCAAGAGGGGGATAATGGAAAGAACACTAATATGCATCGTCTTTACGATACTGGAATTAATTCAAAAGGAGAAATAGCTAAAAGCTGGAAGATACCTGAAAAATGGAGGGTGTATGTTAATGATCAGGCACCGCGTATTACAGATTTGTGCTGTGACTTCCTCAAAAAAGAGCCTCTTGATACATATGCCAAAGAATCTGGCCGTCACGGTATTAGTGCCATCATGGCTGATGAAGGAGGTGCGCGCGAAATGCGTACTCAGTGCAACGTTTACGAAGGTAAGCGACCTAACTGCGCCCCTATGCTGTTCTGGCTTGAAAGTGATGTATGGGAATATATAAACACGCGCGGTGTAGAAATATGTGAAGTTTATTTCGACAGGGAAATCAATGGATGTCGTGTACCTGCCGAAAAAAGAACTGGCTGCATGTTTTGCGGGTTTGGCGTACATCTTGAAAAGGGAATGAATCGTTTTCAACGCATGGCCATTTCTCATCCGCGTCAGCACTCGATTGTTATTGACAGAATGGGAATGGGGCGTGCTCTGGATTTAATCAATGTCAAATATTTGCCTGATGTTGAGGCAAGTAATGATTGAGTACGCTTATCCGTGGAATACTCCACGGTCGGCAATAGCCAGCCCATATCTTACCTATGACCAACAGCATCGCCGCGACCGTATGTTCGCGGCTTTGCTGCATGCGAGAAAAGTGCTTTCTCTCCAGCCCGAGTGCGTGCGCTTTGACGTTTATCGCACCGCGGCGGTGCTGGAGCAAAATCAGGGCAGTCAACGAGCCAATGCCTTTTTAATCAGCTTTTGTAAAAAGGCATTGCCGCGTCTTGAACTGGTCGTAAAAAAATATGAGTGTGCGGGTATCAAAAGCAACGTATCAGCCGCTGTTTTTGGTGGTCATTTTGATACCCAGCTTATGCAATATCTGGCGTCACGCATGGTCAATATGGTCGCCAGATATAACCGCCTCCCCGATATGTCGCGCGCCGATATTGACCTGCTGGCCGCTGATATCGCTAATTTCATTCGCGCTGAACTGGCCGACATTGATGACACCGGATTTAGCGAGCTTAAAACGCTGTACACGTGGTACATGCGCGCCGGTATTATTTCCCTGCAATTCGACGTTAACCCGCCGCATTGGGAGCGGGTGACAAAGAAATATGTCGGTGAGGATGAAATTGCCCCAGCCATCACCCGCATGTTTAATGAGGTTTGGTGGCGTGGCCGTTTGCGTCGCATTGCTGCTGCATGGCGCGAACACCTGCACATTGCCGTTGGCAACGTCAGCAAGAAAAAGCATGCCTACGCGAGTAAAAACTGCGTCATCGACTGGCGCGAGCAGAAGCGTCGCACGCGTGAATTTCTCAAGGGGCTGGATCTGGAAGACGAAGACGGCAACCGCATCAGCCTGATTGAAAAATATGATGGTTCGGTCGCTAACCCTGCGATACGTCGCTGCGAGCTGATGACGCGTATCCGTGGGTTTGAAAATATCTGTAATGAACTCGGATACGTCGGGGAGTTTTACACCCTGACTGCACCGTCTAAATATCACGCCACGACCAAAGCGGGATACCGTAACAGCAAATGGAATGGAGCCAGCCCGTCGGATACGCAAGGTTATCTCACCGGTCTTTGGGCGCGCATTCGGGCCAAGCTGCATCGGGAAGAAATTCGCATTTTCGGCATACGTGTTGCCGAGCCTCATCACGACGGAACGCCGCATTGGCACATGCTTATGTTCATGTTGCCGGAAGACGTCGAGCGCGTGCGCCTAATCATCCGTGATTATGCGTGGGATGAAGACCGCCACGAACTGAGAAGCGATAAAGCCAAAAAAGCGCGCTTTCATGCTGAGGCCATTGATCCGGAAAAGGGCAGCGCTACCGGCTATGTTGCTAAATACATTTCAAAAAATATCGACGGCTATGCTCTCGATGGTGAAACCGATGACGAAAGCGGTGAGCTGCTGAAAGATACAGCTCCTGCCGTATCAGCATGGGCGGCTCGCTGGCACATCCGTCAATTCCAGTTTATCGGCGGTGCGCCGGTGACGGTCTACCGTGAATTGCGTCGCCTCGCTGATAGCGAGACCGCGCACGGTCTAAGCGTTGAGTTTGCCGCCGTCCATGATGCCGCCGACGCCGGTGACTGGGCTGGTTACGTTAATGCGCAGGGTGGCCCGTTTGTCCGTCGCGATGATTTGCAGGTGCGCACGCTGTATGAACCGCGCGCCGAGTTTAACCAGTATGGCGAGGAAACTCTCTGTATTCGTGGCGTATACGATTCCGCCGTCGGCGCTGACACCCCGATTTTAACCCGGCTAACGCAGTGGAAAATTGTGCCGAAGCGTGCCGTTGATTTGGCCGTTGACGTTAAGGGCGCTCCTGCGCCCTCTTGGAGTTCTGTCAATAACTGTACGGGAAGTGGAAGTGTTCCCCTGGGCCTCGATTTATCCAAACCGTTGAGTCGAAGTCAAAGGTGGAAGTTAACAACCCGGCTCAGGGGTAAGGAACGGGTTTCAATGCGGGAGTTTGTCCACGGAACGGATAAACAAAGCGCTGCAATTGACAGAACAATAGACGAGATTCAGCTTATGACCGGCGAAACTATTAGCCGGGGTGAGGCCTTGCACCTAATGGCCGGTGGCAAAAGCTGCATAAATGGGAAATGGTGTCGTGGTTCTGTTGCCGGTGAAATTTTCCCGGCTACGCCATCACACCTGGTAAAGGCGAGAACGTGCAGGGAGCATGCAAGACAAATCCTGAATCGAGTCGCGGGGTTAACTGATGTCTATAAGATAAAAGCATAACTAAGTTCATCCTTATCAGTTACATACAAATTATGGTTGCGACAATTTTTTCTTCCATCCTTTTGTTGATACGTGATACTGTATGTTTATACAGTATCCCGAGTTGGAGGTTGTGTGGATAGAGAGTTAAACGAGCAAGTCATGATTGAACGGGTCGAAATGATTGCGCGTCTGACGACCGAGGGAGTGTGTCAGGAAAGAGATCGTGAAATTGCTTTGAATTTAATTGCGGAAATTGCGAGAGGGAACTTGATGAAAAACAACTCTTTTTCTGTCGTTTTCGCCCCCGCTCCTGTTGAAAAACGATTAAAAGAAGGGGGCGAAGTGAGAGTAAACATCACGTTAGATAAAGAACAAAAAGTAGGGCAGCAGGTGATTGATGCTTTTCAGAACGAACTAACTAAGAGAGTACAGTCAATTTTTCCAACAACACGCATTACGGTTAAAAAAGGAACAATGACTGGTGTTGAGTTAGTGGGGTTTGAACAGGAATCAGACCGAGAGGCGTTAGATGGTATTCTCCAGGAAGTTTGGGAAGACGAAAGCTGGAGATAAAAGATATAGAGAGCCATGTTTTAAATTAACATGGCTCGTCTGTTATTATGCACTATGTTCCTTAACGAATATATTGACCTCTTCGGGGGTGATATCCACATCCATCTCATCAAGAATATCAAAGTCAACAATATTAGTTTTCTTCAGTATAGATAGTATCTTGGCCTTATTTTTGTTTGTGCTTTTTCCCGGAATCCAGTCCATGTCCCATAAGTTATCTATCGGGAATGTTTTCTTTTTCCTAAACTCACTATCTACTCGAAGGCAAAGGGAAGAATGATAAGTTCCAGCCCATTCGGGGTTAATTTTCCCTTGAACTCGCTGGAACCAAATATCTAACATTTCAGTATTTGGTTGATTGCTTAATTTTTGATGAAGTTGATCTAGTTTAATGAACTTACTTTCATCATCATCATATAAGAAACTGAGTATTTTAGAGAATATGGCTGTGCAAACAGGATATGTCGTTGGGTTTTTTGACATGATGCCTGAAGTTATGCCCAGCATAGCTTCAAGTTGATTGCCACTGTTAACAATTTTTTTTCTACGGAATAATTTTCTTAAAAAATCATTCAAATATCTAACGGTTGTTTTTGAATTAGGATGCTTGAGGGAGAAAAGATAAATGACATATAGCATTTTTTGCAAGGAGTCTACTCGCGCTTCCTTAATGTAGTCTTTTTTAACCGGTTTAAGTGAGTTGAATATTATATCATCATGTAACTCGGTTTTTTTAGAGTTCAGATCTAAACCAAACCCCGCCAATACCGTAACAAGACATTTAGATATTTTATCCAAATCATCCTTGCTATTTGAGAAAATACGGTAATCATCCCGATATCTAACAACCTTATATTCAGATATATTCAATTTAGTGGTTTCAATCCTCAATTGAAGATCAATTTGACCTAATATGAGTTCAGCAAATGTATCCATCAGCGTACTACCTAAAGGGATGCCATTCGTTTGATTACTCATCATCATTTGAATATGCTTATCTATCAATTGACCAGGGTTGTCACCGTTAATTTTATTTTTTGCATCTTCTTTTGGAATGAACACCCATTCAAAGCTATGAGTGTATATAGATGGGTAAAAATTAGCTATGTCCGTACTAAACATAAACTCATACTCAAGCGAAAGAGCCAGGCTTTTTTGTTCAAAATCTTCCCACCAATTTATGATGGAAGATGCTATGTTAGATTCATTTTTCTGTTGGGCAGGAATGCTTGAGCATAGAAATATTTCATTTGACTCAAATTCTTTGAATTTCGCCCTTATCTTTTTCCAATTCTCTTTTTCAGTTATCAATTTACAGAAATAAACATAGTACAATGGGTTAATGAGTGTTATTCTTCTCCAGCTGTATAATCCATCCTTACTAACAAGTATTTCATGGTTTATGTTTTTCCCCATTAACAATTTGGCGTCGGGAGCAAAAGAAATTTCATTATTATCTATTGCTGAATTAATTTTGTTGAGTAGTGGTGAAAAATTTATGTAGTTCGGGATTTCGAGAGTTGTATAAGAGTCATTGCGGAGGAAGTATTTAAGAGCGTTGGCGCTTGCCATCTGATGAATTTTTTTCATTGTTCTTCTTTCCATATGCTGTTGGTTTTAACATTCATTTAATTTAAATCTGTGTTAGAAGTAAATTGGTTATTATACTGACGTCACTAGGTTCATACCTAGGGTTAGCAAATTTGTTACTGCTCCAGCAATGACACCAGGGGTACCATCCCTCACCGCACTGACAATCTTATCACCCATAGTTTCATTCCCTCCCAGTGCCTCGGGCTTTTTGTTGAGCACTGCGAGCGATTTTTCGGTTAGGCGCACATTTCGAAAATATGTTTGATGGTCTGTTTCATATTGGATATATCCATTTTCACCAAGAAAAGTGAATGTACCTTCAACCACACTACGCAATTGATTTAATGCTTTCATTTCCGGTGAGTTAAGTTGGTTAAAGTAGTCATCGGGTAATGCAGCGTTAAATTTTTCGTAGGTGATGACCTGTGGGACTGGAAAGTTTTCCCATAGTACCCCAAAGATTTCCGCTGTCTGCTGGTTAAATAAATCGAGGTTATTAGGCATGCAAATTTCCGTTTCTAGTGAGGGTGAGTGGGTAAAGTGTTGGTCGAAACACGTTACCTGTCTTGCCCAGAACAATGACCTTAGTTCACGCGAGGTCGACACCTATACCGACAAGCTGGTCGAGCATACGAGCAGTACTGAGCTCGGGCTAGTCATTAAAGACCTACTAAATCACATAAGAATGCAAAAATAAAAGGATCTTTATCAATGTGTTATCTCAAGATTTTGGTGATCTATCGATTCTAGGAGACAATATGCATCATGTGCCATTTGATACCCCAAAGCATAAAACCCACAGCGTTAAGCTGATGGCTGTAGTTAATCGCCTTCAACAGATAATGCTCAACGAGAACCTTAGTCCTGAAGAGCTGGTTGGGTGTGCTGAGATAGTGAAAGATAATTACTCTAAGCTCTACAGCATCAGTCACCCAAAAACGAGTGAGATTAGCGCACCAAATATGCCAAAATCCCCGCCGAGCCGACCATAGACCTATGTTTATCCACGCTGAACCGTCATCTTGAATGCCGGTTTTTTTATGCCATTTTCCCGAGATTTTTCCGTTTTATAGTCGTGCATGCATTAAGTGCATCATTCTGCATGCGTGCTTACCCACTACTTTTGACGATCACCGCCAGAGCTGATGCGGATCTGATGACCTGTTGCAACTGCACTAATTCCGACCCATAAAGCGGGCAGGCGAGGCGGGGATAGCACTGCGCGCCAGCGTGGTTATTTATTTTTCTCTGGCGAGCTGAGCGGCTCGCTGGGCGATTTAATTTCTCGGGGGGGGGTTATGTGGCTGTATCGGGACAGGGACTCTGTAGGACGTTGAGGGCGTGAGAAAGGCAATAAAAAGCCGCCCGCGGGCGGCTGTTATTATACGTCGTCGAGGCTGTACTCATCGAACCGGACGACCTCCTCGCCTATCCAGTCGTTAATCTCCCTGAACCGGTTTTGTAACGGGGTTAGCTCGTTGCGGACAAATACCTTTGCAACCTTTTCCACGTCGCCAATGGACCCGACGTTCTCTGGCTTGCCGCCCATTAGCTGGAACGGGATACGGTGAGCGTCAAGCAGGTCAGTAGCACTGACTTTCTTGATATTAAAAAAATCGTCCTTCGTTGCCACTTCACTGAGGGGAACAATTTTTATGCCGTCCGGTTTTCCGTTGGGCGCGTAGAAAAACAGATTTTTAAAATTTCCCAGGCCTTTTGAGTCACGCATCGCCTTACGCAGGGCTTCAACATCCGTACTGCTCTGTGCTGCGTCGGTCACATACATGATGTAACCGGCGTGCGCCCCGTTCTGGTAATATTTGCGCCGGAACAGCGTCGCCGACTCATTGAGCCAGGCTGAATTAAGCGCGCTCAGGTATTCCGGCATCCCGTACAGCTCCTGATTGATGTCGGGTTCAAGCTGATGAAAGACAGAACCGGGCGCGAACTGGTGCGGCCTGTCGTATGACTGAATAAACCAGTAGACGTCATCCTCCACGCCACGTCGGGTATATTTGGCGAGGGATGTCTCCAGCCGGACCGGGAGGCCCGTATGGCTGATGCGCTTTTCCAGAAAAGCATTACCGAATACCAGATAATCCAGCGCATAACGGCTGAAGTCCTGCCGGGATAACAGCGGGTGCGGCTTCAGCGTACTGACGAGAATATTACGTTTAACGTAAATCGGTGAGCTGTGGTGGACGGCGGCGCGCAGGCTTTTCGCCAGACCGGAAAAACTGACCGGCGGTTCATACCAGCGGCCATTGCTGACACATTCCACATAATCCAGAATTTCTCGCCGGTCGAGCACCGGTACCGGTTCACCAAAGGTAAACGCCTCCATGCGCTGTGGCTCTGCCGTGGTGACAGTCGTGCGGGTTTTCTGGTGATATTTTCGCTTTGCCATTAATTAAACTCCAGAATGGATGACGGTGCGGACCCGTTACCGACGGTAAGGGGTTCATTTAACAGGGCGTGCATGGTGGCCCAGGCGAGATCGGCGTGGCTGGCTTCCTCGCTGCGGCTGGCCTCATAGGTGGAACTGCGCCCGCTGCTGGTCATGGTTTTGCGGATGGCCATAAATGACTGAGTGATATCGGTGGCACCGACGTCATATTCCAGGCGCCCGCGATTAATGGTGTCTTTTGCCTTCAGCACCATTTCCGTTTTCATTTCCGGTGAATAGCGAATACCGCGTGCGGCAGGCCAGAACGCGCGAACAAGCTGATAAACGCCCTGGCCGATGCCGGTGGCATCAATGCCGATATATTCAACGTGGTATTTTTCGGTAAGACGGCGGATGGTTTCGGCCTGGGTGGCGAAGTCCATCCCCTTGAACTGATGACGCTCCAGAATACGGAATTTACCGCCCGGAACCACCGGCGGCGCCAGTACCACGCATCCGGCACTGTCGCCGGTGTGTGACGGGTCGTAGCCAATCCAGACCGGTCGATACCCGAACGGGCGATCGGCGAACGGGCTGTAGTCCTCCCACTCTTCCAGGCTGTCTACCATGCAGCGCTGTAGCTCCTCAAACGGGAATACGGACGCTTTGTCGTCAACGAACTCACACATAAACAGATTGCGGAAATCGTCGGCGCTGTTTTCCTTACGCAGGGTGTCGAGGTCAAACAGGGTACAGCCTCCCGCCAGGGCGTCCTCAATGGTGACAATCTGTCGCCACTGGCCATCACCGCACAGTACGCCGCCGGACAGCGCGGCGTGACTGAGGTCGATTTCCACCCGTTCCGCCGGATCATCACGCCCACGGTTGAACAGCTCACCGGACCAGAAGGCATAGGCGCCATGCGCCAGGGTGGACGGGGTGGAAAAATAAGTGGTGCGCAGGTGCTTCTGTGACGCCATACCGGACGCCACTTTTCGCAGTTTCTGAAAGTTGGGGATCCAGAATATTTCATCGACATACAGGTCGCCGTTATGGCTCTGCGCGGTGTTTGAATTGGTGCCGAGGAAAATCAGTTTTGCGCCGTTGTTACCGAGGATAATCGGGTCGCCGGACAGGTCAACATCCACCAGGCGGGCAAACTGGATAATGTATTCCCGGAAAACGTATGCCTGGGTTTTACTGGCAGACAGGAAAATCTGGTTATTGCCCGTCTTCAGTGCCCGTAACAGGGCTTCGCGGGCAAAATAGAACGTTGCGCCAATCTGGCGCGATTTCAGGATGTCGCGGATACGATGCGCCAGTCCTGCCTCATACCAGCCGAGCTGATAATCAAAGCAATTTTCAATGAATATCTCTTCCAGCCGGGCGATCGCCTCGTCGCTGAAAAAGTTCTTTTTCGGCTGCTTCCGTTCTCCCTTGTTGCGGTTTGCCACCTTCGGGTTGAGATCGGCCTCGTTGCCGGTCTGGCTGTAGCGGTTGACCCGCGCCAGCCGCTCAATCTGACGGCCCAAAAGGTCAATCTCCTTATAATCCCCGCCGTCTTTTTTCGTCTTCACGATGAGCTGAATCAGCCGCGCTTCGAGGCTTTTTTCCACGCGGTCAATCGGGGTAACGGCGTCCCATTCGTCGCGCTGTTTCCAGCTCTGCACTGTGGGGCGCTTTACCTGCAACATTTCGGAAATCTGGCGTACAGAAAACCCCTGCCAGAAAAGCAGCGCCGCCTGTCGTCGTGGGTCGTGTAAAAGGCTGGTGTCTGTCGTGATCATTTCTGCCTCGCGGTGTGGATACGAGGCAAGGCTAAGGAATCGCCGGAAATGAATCGCTAAGGCGCTGTTGTGTCAGGAGTAAGCCATCTGTAACCGATGGCCCCGCCCGCTGTCAGTCAGGAAACTAACCGCGACTAATCACTAATCAGGACTCCTGACGATGGCAAAAAAAATCTCCAAATGGTTCCGCATTGGTGTTGAGGGTGACACCTGTGACGGTCGTGTTATCAGCGGCACTGATATTCAGGAAATGGGGGAAACCTTCGACCCGCGTGTCTTCGGCTGCCGGATTAATCTCGAACATCTGCGCGGCATCCTGCCGGACAGTGTCTTTAAACGTTATGGCGATGTGGTGGATCTGAAAGCTGAGCAAATCAGCGACGATTCCGCGCTTAACGGTAAATGGGCGCTGTATGCAAAAATGGCCCCGCTTGATGAGCTGGTCAGCATGGTAGCGGCAGGCCAGAAAGTTTACACCTCCATGGAAATCCGTCCCAATTTCGCCAATTCCGGCAAGTGCTATCTGGTGGGTCTCGCGGTAACTGATGACCCGGCCAGCCTCGGCACGGAATATCTGGAATTCTGCGCCCGTGCCAGACAAAACCCCCTGGCGGGCCGTAAGGCTCACCCTGACGATCTGTTCTCTGTCGCCACCCTGGCGGCGCTGGAATTCGAAGACCAGCCAGAGACTGTACTCACTGCCCTGACTGACAAGGTCAAAGCCATTTTTAGCCGTAAACAGGCGTCTGACGATGCCCGTTTCGCGGACATTCATGAGGCGGTGACGGCGGTGGGTGAGCATGTACAGGACAGTCTTGGCGCCAGTGACCAGCGTATCACTGCACTGGAGCAGGCATTCGCCGGATTAAACCAGGACGTGACAGGCCGTATCAGTAAAACCGAGCAGGATTTCTCCACCCTGAAAACCACTCTGGATAAAACGGAAAGCTTCCGCCAGCCGCGCCGTCCGGTCAGTACCGGCGGGGATAACGCGGACACCAGTCTCACCGACTGTTAAACCCGGTATTACCGGGGGTTAAGCACGATTTTTACCCTGAATTTATTCACAGGAAAACAGACATAATGCGAGCAGAAACCCGTTTTAAATTTAATCAGTACCTGAGCCGTATCGCCGAGCTGAATAATGTCAGCGTTAACGATCTGAATAAAAAATTCACCGTTGAGCCTTCGGTCACGCAGACCCTGTTTGACAAGATTCAGCAGTCCTCTTCCTTCCTGAAGCTGATCAATATGGTGGTGGTCAAAGAGCTGACGGAGGAGAAAGTCGGTATTGATGTCAACGGCACCATTGCCAGCACCACCGATACCGATAATAACGTGGAACGTAAGACCGCAGACTTTTCAAAGCTGGACAGCTTCCGCTATTTCTGCCAGCCGATGAACTTCGATTTTCATCTGAAATATAACAAGCTGGATTTGTGGGCCCGTTATCAGGATTTTCAGATCCGTATCCGTAACGCCATTATCCGGCGCCAGGCGCTGGACTATATCACTGTCGGCTTTAACGGGGTGATGCGTGCGCCCACCTCTGATCGCACGGCAAATCCGCTGTTGCAGGATGTCGCGGTCGGCTGGTTACAGAAATGTCGCAATGACGCTCCTGAGCGCGTGATGAATAACGTTACTGATGATGACGGTACCGTTATTTCGGACACCATCAAAATCGGCCGAAAAAGTAAGGGCGGGCATTATGCCAACATCGACGCTCTGGTTATGGATACGCAGGAATCCCTGATTGATGAGGTTCACCGCGAAAACCCGGAAATGGTGGTGATTTGCGGTCGACGTATCCTGACCGACAAATATTTCCCGATGATTAACAAGTTTCAGGCGAACAGCGAACATCTGGCCGGTGAGCTGATTATCAGCCAGAAAACCATCGGGCAGTTACAGGCTGTGCGGGCGCCATTCTTCCCGGCCAATGCCATCATGATCACCCCGCTGGATAACCTGTCGATTTACCTCTATGAGGATGGCCACCGCCGCCACATCACCGAAAACCCGAAGCTCGATCAGGTGGAAAACTACGAACAGGTGAAAGTCGATTTCGTCATTGAGGACTACAGCGCCTGCTGCCTGATTGAAAACATTGAGATTCTGGAGCCGGACGAAGACGCCACCGATGAGACGCCCGGCGCCAGCGCACTGGCGGCAGAACTGGCGAAGGCGGTCCAGTTACTGGTTGGTTCACAGACAGCACCGGCTCAGGGCGGGGAGGCATAAATCATGATGAGCCCCGCACAGCGTCACCGGATGCGGGTCTCGGCCATGATGGCTGCGCAGCGGGAACAAACCCCGCTGCGCCATGCCAGCGCTTATGAGCAAATGCTCGTCAAGATGGCCGCAGACTGTCGCGCCCTGAAAAACATCCGTTCCGTTGAGCGTAAGGCAGATAAAAAGCGCGAGCTGCTGCCGTTCTGGCTGCCGTGGGTAACCGGTGTGCTGGAGAAGGGGACTGGCGCACAGGATGACATCCTGATGACGGTCATGCTGTGGCGGCTGGATGTCGGGGATATCACCGGCGCGCTGGAAATCGCCCGTTATGCGCTGCGCTGCGGTCTGGCAATGCCGGGCCGTCATGAACGCCCGGTGCCTTACCTGCTGGCCGAAGAGGTGGCCCTTGCCGCTCTCCGGGCCCGCGATGCCGGACAGCCGGTGGCGGTCTGCCAGTTGCTGGAAACCCTCGCGCTGACCACTGCGGACGATATGCCGGACCAGGTGCGCGCCCGGCTCCATAAGGTTACCGGTCTGGTACTGCGGGACAACGGTCAGCCTGCTGACGCGCTGGCGCACCTTCAGCGGGCGATGCAGCTCGACAGAGGGGCAGGCGTGAAAAAAGAGATTGAGCGTCTGGGTCGGGAACTGAACCCGGCACCCGCCGCTAAACGTAAAACCCCGGCAAAATCCCGGACCAGCGCCGCCGCACCGGCGAAGCGAGGGCGGGGTCGTCCCAGAAAAAACGCCGGTTAACAGAATGCGCCCCGCGCCGGGCGGCACGCCGGTCGATGACGGTGATTTACCTGACCTGAGACCGGCGTCCACCGCCCACCTTTTCAGAGGTAGTCATGAAAACGCTGATTATTGAAAAAAACACCGGAGAACCGGGCGGCGCAGGCGTGGTGATACCGCCTGCCGCCGTGGATGAGCCGGTTATTAAAAATACGTTCTTTTTCCCGGATATCGATCCGAAGCGGGTGCGGGCGCTGATGCGTCTTGAGCAGACCATCGCGCCGGAACGGTTACGGGAGGCCATCCGCGCCGGAATGGCGGAAACCAATGCGGAGTTGTTCGACTACCGCGAAGCGCAGATCGCCGCCGGTTTCTCCAGTCTGACGGATGTCCCGGCAGATGACATCGACGGCGAAAGTGTGCGCGTTTTTCACTATACCCGTGCCGTGTGTGCGATGGCGACGGCATCGCTTTACGAGCGTTATCGCGGGGTGGATGCCAGTGCGAAGGGCGATAAAAAGGCCGACAGCATTGATGGCACCATTGATGAACTGTGGCGGGATATGCGCTGGTCTGTGGCGCGAATCCAGGACAAACCCCGCTGCATTGTGGGGCAAATCTGATGAACGTTATCGCCAGCCAGGGTGACACCCTGGACATTATCTGTCAGCGGTATTACGGGCGAACGCAGGCGGTGTTTGAACGGGTGCTGGATGCCAATCCGGGTCTGGCTGAGCTGGGAGTTATTCTGCCCCACGGCACGGTTATTGATCTGCCCGCCGTGCCGTCATCATCTGTTACGGAGACGGTGAATCTGTGGGACTGACAACGGAAAAAATCACCACGTTTCTGACCTACTGGCTGTCTGTGGCGCTGGCATATTTTGGCGCGCAGACAACAGAGCGGTTAGCGCTTTACGTGGGGGGCGGCTGCGCCATTTTCACCGCGCTGGTGAATTTATGGTACCGCCGCAAGACCTATAACTATCTCCGGTCTCTGGGGCTGGGTGAGGGGGCTATTCGTGGGCTCAATCGTTAAGCGTTGTAGCGTGGCTATTGTACTGGCGCTGGCGGTCCTGGTACCGGATTTCCGGCTCCTGAATACATCGGCAGGCGGGCTGGCACTGATTGCCGATCTGGAGGGGTGCCGGTTGCGCCCGTATCAGTGCAGCGCCGGAGTCTGGACATCCGGCATCGGCCACACTGCCGGGGTGGTACCCAAACGGGACATCACCGAGCGGGAAGCGGCGGAGAATCTGGTCAGCGATGTGCTGAATGTGGAGCGCCGTCTCGCGATATGTCTGCCGGTTGATATGCCGCCGCCGGTTTATGACGCGGTAGTCAGCTTTGCCTTTAATGTCGGATCCGGCGCCGCATGTGATTCGACGCTGGCGCACTTTGTGAAGCGCGGCCAGTGGGAGGCGGCCTGTGACCAGTTTCCGCGCTGGGTGTATGTCAACGGTGTGCGGAATAAGGGGCTGGAAAACCGGCGTGTGCGTGAACGGGATTACTGCCTTAAGGGGATTAAATGAAAACGCTGATGATTGCCCTGCTGTTATGCCTGGCGTGTCTGTTCTGGCTCAAGCGGGAGAACAGCAATCTGACACGTTCTTTTGCCCGAGCAAATCAGGTCGCCGGTGAGCAGAAAAACCAGATTGTCATGCTGAAAAATCAGCTCACGGTTGCAGGTAACAGGGCTGATAAAAACGAGCGGGCGCACGCGGAACTGCGTCAGAAACTGGACGCTGCCGGGGCACTGGCGGTACGGCGTGAACAGACTATCGCGAGGTTACTTAATGAAAATGAAGCGTTTCGCCGCTGGTACGGCGCTGATCTGCCTGATGCTGTCCGCCGGGTGCACCAACGCGCCGCCTGTGCCAGCGCCGGTCATTGTTTACAGCGGTTGTCCGAAAGTCAGCCTGTGCCCGATGCCGGAAAGTGACCCGAAAACCCAGGGTGACCTGAGCGCCGATATTCGCCAGCTTGAACGCGCGCTGGAAAGTTGTGCCCTTCAGGTGGAAACCGTTAAATACTGCCAGGATGAACTTGATGCTGAAGCCGCGAAGTTTACGCAAAGCCTTAACTGATGCCGTGCCGGTATTGCGCAAAAATCCCGAGATGGTAAGGCTGTTTATCGACAGCGGGAAAATTGCCTCCACGCTGGCCGCGTCGCTCTCTTTTGAAAACCAGTACACCCTCAACGTGGTGGTGACGGACTATACCGGGGAGCTGGATTATCTGCTGGTCCCGATTCAGGCATGGCTGCGGGAACATCAGCCGGACATCATGACCACGGACGAAGGCCGGAAAAAAGGATTCACCTGGTTTGCAGATATTAATAACGATGACAGCCAGGACGTGAGCATCAGCCTGATGCTCACGGAGCGCACCCTCGTCAGTGAGTCGGACGGCCGTCTCCATGTGCGGCATGTGCCGGAGCCGTCACCGCCGGAGCCGGTAACCAGGCCCACCGCCCTGTATGCCGGCGATGAACTGGTGAGCGTGTGGCATGAATGAATTTACCCCTTTTGAGGACCGGCTGGCCGCCCTGATTGCTTCCCTGTCGCCTGCTGAACGTCGCAGGATGGCTGCTGATATCGCGAAGACACTGCGCCAGCGCCAGCAGAAGCGTATTAAAGCGCAGACTGCGCCGGACGGTAAGCCATATGCAGCCAGGAAGCGCCAGCCGGTCAGGGGAAAGAAGGGCCGGGTTAAACGTGAAATGTTTGCGAAGCTGCGTACCAGTCGCTTTATGAAAGCCAGTGCCACGACGGAGGCGGCGGTAGTGGAGTTTACCGGCAGGGTGCAGCGTATCGCGCAGGTTCATCAGTACGGGCTCAGGGACAGGCCAGCCCGCAACAGCAGTCCGGTGGAATATCCGGCGCGTGAGCTGCTGGGATTTGCTGACGGTGACCGTCAGGTTATTGAGGACATTATCATTAAGCGCCTGTCTGGCTGATAGTTGTGTCACACCTGAGAAAACCCGCCCGAATTGCCGCCGGACATCCCCGGCGGCATCCTTTCCGGTATGAATATACTTGCTCAATTAAATGAACTCGCGCGACTGCTGCGCAACATGATACGCACCGGCATCATCGTCGAGACAGACACGGATGCCGGACGCTGTCGCGTGCAGACGGGCGGCATCATGACCGACTGGCTCCAGTGGCTGACCTGCCGCGCCGGGCGTTCGCGTGTCTGGTGGGCGCCGTCAGTCGGTGAGCAGGTGTTGATCCTGTCCGTTGGCGGTGAGCTGGATGTTGCTTTTGTTCTGCCGGCAATTTTCTCTGACGATGCGTCCGCGCCGTCGGCCTCGGCGGACGCCTGGCATGTGTCGTTTCCTGACGGAGCAGCGCTGGAATATGAGCCCGCCAGCGGCGCGCTGACTGTCACCGGTATTAAAACCGCCACGATTACGGCCTCAGAGTCTGTTACCGCGACGGTGCCGCTGGTCCTGATTAAAGCCGATACGCGCATCACCCTCGACACCCCGGAAGTGGTCTGTACCAGCAAACTGATCACCGGCACGCTGGAAGTGCAGAAGGGCGGCACCATGTCCGGGAACATTGCTCACACCGGCGGCGCGTTTACCTCGAACGGCGTACAGATTGACAATCACAGTCATGGCGCAGTGCGTCAGGGCGATGACTGGACGGAGGGCACCCAATGACAATCCGTTATACCGGCATGAACCGGACCACCGGCAGAGCCCTGACCGATGATGAGCATATCAGTCAGAGCATGAGTGACATTCTGCGCACGCCCATCGGTTCGCGGGTGATGCGCCGTGATTACGGGTCGCTGTTGTCTGCCCTGATTGACCAGCCGCAGAGTGACGCGCTGAAACTGCAAATTATGGCCGCCTGTTATATGGCTCTCCTGAAGTGGGAGCCTCGCGTCAGTCTGACCGGGCTGACCGTGGAGCGGGACGCCAGCGGGAACATGACCGCGGAAATCACCGGCCAGCGCCAGGACACCGGCGCGGGTTTTTCTTCCATCATTCCACTGAGTTGACACTATGCCCGTCATTGACCTGAGCCAGCTACCTGCCCCGGATGTGGTGGAAACGCTGGATTATGAGACCCTGCTCGCTGAAAGAAAGGCGACGCTGATTTCCCTGTACCCGGAAGATGAACAGGATGCGATTGCCCGCACGCTGGCGCTGGAGTCGGAGCCCATTGTCAAGGTGCTGGAGGAGAACGCCTACCGCGAAGTTTTGCTACGCCAGCGGGTGAATGAAGCCGCCCGGGCCGTCATGGTCGCTTATGCCCTGAGCAGTGACCTCGATAATCTGGCGGCAAACAATAACGTTAAACGGCTGACCATCACCCCGGCGGATGATACCTCCACGCCCCCGACGGCGGCGGTGATGGAGTCTGACGGGGATTTACGCCAGCGTATTCCGGCCGCTTTTGAGGGGATGAGCGTGGCCGGGCCGACAGGTGCCTATGAATTCCATGCCCTGAGTGCGGATGGCCAGGTCGCGGATGCGTCAGTGATAAGCCCGGCGCCGGCGGAAGTCACGGTCACTGTACTGTCACGGGACGGCGACGGCACGGCCACTGCTGGTCTGCTGGCCGCTGTTGCGGCAGCGCTGAATGATGAGGAGGTGCGTCCGGTAGCTGATCGGGTGACTGTGCAGTCCGCGCAGATTGTGAATTATGCCGTGGATGCTGTGCTGTATGTCTACCCCGGTCCGGCGACTGAGCCCATTCTGGCGGCGGCTAAAGAGCAGTTAGTCGCCTATATCAACGAACAGCGCCGCCTCGGGCGTGATATCCGCCGCTCTGCTATTTATGCCGCGCTGCATGTCCAGGGTGTGCAACGGGTGGAGCTGGCCGCCCCGCTGGTTGATGTGGTGCTGGATAAAACTCAGGCGGCAAACTGCACGGATTATCAGGTGGTGATCGGTGGATCGGATGAGTAGCGACCTGTTGCCGCCCGGCGCGTCTGCGTCAGAGCGTCGCGCTGCGCAGGCGTGCGCCAGGCTCTGTGATTTACAGGTGCCGCTGCGTGACCTGTGGAACCCGTATTCCTGCCCGGTTGCGTTTCTGCCGTACCTCGCCTGGGCGTTTTCTGTGGATGCCTGGGACGAGGGCTGGCGCGAAAGCGAAAAGCGCCGGGCGGTGGCGGATGCTTTCTGGATCCATCAGCGTAAGGGCTCAGTAGCCGCCGTCCGGCGGGTGATTGAAAACCTCGGCTATGCCATGACGATTGAGGAGTGGTGGCAGGTCGCCGATCCGGCGGGTACGTTCCGGCTGACCGTTGACCTGAAAGAGGCCGGCATCAGTGAGCCGATGCTCAGGGAGCTGGAGCGCCTTATCGGAGAGACGAAGCCCGCCAGCCGTCATGTCTCGCAACTGACAATTTCAGTTGGATCGGGCGGTTCGATATACACCGGTGTGGCTGTTGTTGAGGGGGATGTGATTACGGTATATCCACCAGGATATGAACCGGATGACAGTGTTTATTATGATGCCGTTGTGAATTATGACGGAAATTACCATTATTCCGGGGAATGATATGACAGATATAATTGAAACGCCGTTATGGGAAAATGGTATTTCCATGATAAAGCGCGGTGAAAAAGTGGAGGGGGGGATTCATGGACCCGCTAACCGTCAGGCCAGACAGCTTGCAAACAGGACGCTATTTTTAAAAAAAATTATTGAGTCAAATTTTGACAGTCAGGAATTTACATTCTATCCCAGTGCTGGAGATGAGTCAGGGGAGAATGCCGGGCTGTCATCAACTAAGGACGGACAGTTGTTTCGTGTGGCCCATGCGACCGGTGAATATTCATTTATCTATTACCTGAATAATTCAGGTGTGGCTGTTCCCGTTGCCTTTATGTCAAATGGAAAGCTTACAGTTGAACTTTTTCGGGACTTTTATAATTCATCGTCATACTTGACTGTAAAAAAAATACCTCGGGGGCCGTCAGATATACGCTGGGGCGTTATCTCAGGAGAGAAATGGTTAATCGCAGTGAATAAGCTCGGGGAGTTTATCAGTTCACACTCGCATGATAAATACGAGGAAATATTCCGAACGTTGGCTAACCCTGAACTGGTCAATAAATTGACTGGTACAACAAAGAGCAAACTGCCACGCGGTCCGAAAGGTGTTATTGACGGATTAATCGTGGGTGGTGCTTATGTGTGGTATCTGGATGAAAACGGTATGTATGTTGACGGTAGGCAGCAATCTATTGGCGAGTCGGTTTACACTCCATCGCTTGTCATTATTGATGTGTTTACAGGTCAGTCGCTGGCTCTCGGTTCCCGTGGTTTTATCAATACTGTGCCGGGGGGAGGATTATCCGGTGAGGTATTTTCATCTGCACCATCACAACATGGCAATTTATGTTTAATGCTAAAAGGGGTTGATTCTGCCGGTAATAAACTGGGTGTGCGTGTGTTTGTAAATAATGACACATACGTCCCCCCGGAGATTACAGACTTCACCGGAATTGAACCTATGTATGAGCGCTGGGACGGTGGTGTTGTAGGACAAACTATCTGTTCGTCATACGCTGACGCATTAATGACAGCATTAAAAAAACAAAAAAACGTACGTTTCAGGCTATTGCCGATAGTGTCAGCAAAAGGGGCGAGTAAATACGCTTCGCTGAAAAAAGGCTCGAATGTCTGGCAGGCGATGTTTAATGCCATTGATGCAGCAAGAGAGATTATTGAAGAACAAGGTATGATATACCGCGCTGGTGATCTGGATGTTACGCACGGTGAGGCTGAGCTGTATACAGGGCAGGCCGTGTATGAAGGATACTGCCGGGAATGGTTGAGTGATTTCCGTGACGATGTCATTTTACGGACCGGGCAGTCACGGCGCTCAATTAAAATGACATATTCACAGTGCAATACTGGCGGACTGGCTTCAGAGGGCGTCGCGTCTGCGCAGGTAAACCTGCACGAAACTGACCCCGATTTTATTCTGTATTGTCCGAAATATCAGTTTCCTCGCTATGATGCGCAACATCTTTTAGCGGAGGGATATGTCAAAGTGGGAGAACTGCGGGCCCGTGCCCGGAGGTTCATGCTCGGGGGGAGGAAATGGGATTGCCTTCGCCCGGTGTCAGCCGCGCTGGCTGGCACAACACTGACTATCAGGTTTAATAATATGCTCAATGGTGGTGATGATACTCCGGGGCCGATTGGCAAACTGGTGCTCGATACTGAGCGCGGGGTTAATACTGATGGTTGCTGCGGTTTTTATATTTCGGATACTAACGTCTCTGTTACATCTGTCACAACTGGTGGGGATGGCGTCTCTGTAATTTTATCTCTGTCAACAGCTCCGGTCGCAGGTTCTGTTGTTAAATACGCGATCGGTGAGGCGGGTGCGGGTGGGGCTGTTCGTGACAGTGATGAGAGAGACCGGTCATCTTACGACAGTGATTATCTTTATAACTTTTCAGTCGGCAAAGTGCTGGAAATTAAATAATTAAGGAGCCAGGTATAATGACTACTCGTGTTGCTTTTATTCTTGATGATATTCCAGGGCAAACGGGATCCATCCCTCTCGATATTACGAGCAATGAAATTGCGGTGGCAAATATTCCAGGGATTATCTACTGGCCGTATATTGATGATATTTACGGGCGTGTTTCTGGCTCGTCACCACAATCACTATATGACAGGATGACTGACTCATACCTCGGAACCGTTGGGGCGGAGTCATTTTCAATCACTTCACTTCGTGACGGCACTTCAGCGGTGGTTATCGGTAGTCAAAATACATGCTGGAGATCATTTGTATCGACATTTAATGGCGGTGCAACTTTTGCAGCAAAAGTGACAGGGGGGATCGGTATTTCAAGTCATGCCGCGCCGACTGGATCTACATTCTGGATTCGCAATGATACTGATGGAAAGTTATTATTCAGGGTTGGTGAATATACCTCAACAGCGGATGATTACGATGGTCCATTGTTAACTGCTGGCAGTGTGTTATCAGTGGTTTTTTGTATTGATACCCTTTCAGGGATGGTAACAATCAGAGTTGGCACCACTTATAGCAGAACATTCCATATCAATGAGATTAAAGGGCTGGTGCTCCATCCTGCTTATCAATTTGGGCTGGTGAATAATGAGAATACATTGTTATTGCGACCGGGAAATTATGGGCACATTCTGGCATTCAATGGTGCTCTGACATCGGGCGAAATGGATAAACTTATTTCATTGATGGGGTGAAGCATGGTGCGCCAGTTTTATGCATTGTTAACGCACGCAGGGGAAAAGGCTGTAGCCACCGCCGCGCTGACCGGCGTCCCGGTTGGTTTTGCCTATATGGCCGTTGGGGATGGGGGAGGATATTTGCCTTTGCCTGATGCAGATCAGAATGCTCTGGTTAATGAGGTGTACCGCGCCCCGCTCAATCGGCTGATTATCGCAGATCATAGGCAAAATATTATTCGTGCGGAGATAGTCATTCCGGCCCAGAAGGGCGGCTTCTGGATACGGGAGGCGGCACTCTTTGATGATAGTGGTTTGTGTCTGGCAGTGGCCAATCTCCCAGAATCATTTAAGCCTGAACTTTCATCTGGTGCTGGCCGGCAGCAGGCTGTAAATATCTGGATTGCCGTGAGTAATGCGGCGGACGTTAATTTAATTGCAGATCCGGCGGTCATTATGGCGTCGGTCAGCGAGGTCGAAAAAGCGAAAAGCGAAGTAAAAGATTACGTTGACGAAATGGGCGCTCAACTCCAGCATATGGTGAAATCTGAAATTTCCCAGGCGCGGCGTGATATGTGGGAAGAGGATAATCCGGTCGGCACAACCCGATTTTTTAATCAGTGGCTGAATCCAAACGAAAAATGGCCATGGTCAGAATGGATATATACCGGTGAAAATAAAACGATACGCATCGGTAAGGCCGACGGCTCAGACGTTGGTCAGACCGGTGGAAGCGATACCGTCACCCTGACGCGTCAGCACCTCCCGGCAGCGCCGATCACTGTGACCGGTGTGGCAACCGATGTTGACCTGGGAACTAAAGAAACTCTCCCCGCCGGGGAGCATGTACATGGTGGTGTTCCAGAACGAAACAACGAATGGGAGTTAGGGGGAGGAGTCAGGGTTTTGTTTGATCCTAACGCAGCAGGCAGCACTGACAGCGCTGGCGAGCATATTCATCAGATTGCCTTGGGATCTCACAGCCATATTGTACAGGGGGAAACGGAAAACCTTGGGCAAGGCAAGTCTCTCAGCGTGACTGAGGCGCATACCCTGCTTATGTGCTGGAGTCGTGTCGCGTAAGCCCCGCAACGGGGCTTTTCTGTTGTGCTGTTCCCCTGCAAACCTCATCCGCTCGCCCGTCTGCCGGTGACCCCGGACAATAAACACGCCTGTTAACCACGAAATAATCCATTAACCATGAGGTAAACGGATGAGTGACTATCATCACGGCGTGCAGGTCGTCGAAATCAACGACGGCACCCGCGTCATTTCCACTGTCTCGACAGCGGTCATCGGTATGGTCTGCACGGCCAGCGATGCTGACGCCGCAACATTTCCCCTTAATGAACCGGCACTGATTACGAATGTACAGACCGCGATTGGTAAGGCCGGTAAAAAGGGCACCCTGTCTGCGTCGCTTCAGGCTATCGCCGACCAGTCAAAGCCGGTCATTGTGGTGGTCCGTGTGGAGGAGGGCGCCGGCAACGATGAGGATGCTCTCGCGCAGACGGTTTCAAATATCATCGGCACCACGGATGAGAATGGCAAATATACCGGCATGAAAGCGCTGTTAACTGCGGAGGCGGTAACCGGCGTAAAACCCCGTATTATCGGCGTGCCGGGACTGGATACGCAGGCGGTATCAACGGCGCTGGCGTCAGTCTGTCAGAAGCTGCGCGCTTTTGGCTATGTCAGCGCGTGGGACTGTCGGACGGTTTCTGAGGCCAGGCTGTACCGCGATAACTTCAGCCAGCGTGAGCTGATGGTCATCTGGCCGGATTTTCTGGCATGGGACACCACGGCGAACGCCGGCACAACGGCTTACGCCACTGCGCGGGCGCTGGGGCTGCGGGCGAAAATCGACCAGGACACCGGCTGGCATAAAACCCTGTCAAATGTGGGCGTCAATGGCGTCACCGGTATCAGTGCGTCTGTCTTCTGGGATTTGCAGGAATCCGGTACTGATGCCGATCTCCTCAATGAGGCCGGGGTGACCACCCTGATCCGCAAAGAGGGTTTCCGCTTCTGGGGAAACCGGACCTGCTCTGATGACCCGCTTTTCCTGTTTGAGAACTACACCCGCACTGCACAGGTGATCGCCGACACCATGGCTGAGGGGCATATGTGGGCGGTGGATAAGCCGGTCACTGCGACGCTTATCCGCGACATCGTGGAAGGTATTAACGCGAAGTTCCGCGAGCTGAAAACGAATGGGTACATCGTTGATGCGCAGTGCTGGTTTGACGAAAGCGCCAACGATGAGGAAACCCTGAAGGCCGGAAAGCTCATTCTGGATTACGACTATACGCCGGTCCCGCCGCTGGAAAACCTGACGTTACGCCAGCGTATCACTGACAAATATCTGGCGAATCTTATCTCGTCAGTCAACAACAGTTAAGGAGTCTGACTGATGGCATTACCGCGCAAGCTCAAGTACATGAATCTTTTTTATGACGGCGTCAGTTTTATGGGGGTCGCACAGTCGGTGACTCTGCCTAAGCTGACCCGCAAACTGGAGAACTACCGTGGCGCCGGTATGAATGGCAGCGCCCCGGTGGATCTGGGTCTGGATGATGATGCCCTGTCGATGGAGTTTTCTGTCGGCGGATTTCCTGATGAAGCCATCTGGTCGCTGTACGGGGCCGTTGGTGTTGATGCGGTACCGTTGCGTTTTGCCGGTTCTTACCAGCGGGACGACACCGGGGAAACTATCCCCGTTGAAGTGGTGATGCGTGGCCGCCAGAAAGAAGTCGATACTGGTGAAGGTAAGCAGGGTGAAGATACTGAATCAAAAATCCCGGTGATCTGCACGTACTACAAGCTGACCATGAACGGAAAGGTGATGGTGGAAATTGACACCGTGAACATGGTGGAGAACGTCAACGGCAATAATCGCCTGGAACAGCACCGCCGGAATATCGGCCTGTAATACCTGAATGACCGGTCAGCACAATGGCCGGTCCTTTTTCCCTTTTTTGACAGAGTAGAAATCATCATGAAAAAAGAGAACGTAACGACTGAAAATCAGAACATTATCACCCTGGAAAATCCCATCCGACGCGGGGAGGAGCTGGTTAGTCAGGTTACCCTGATGAAACCCAATGCGGGCACGCTGCGCGGCGTGTCGCTGGCCGCGCTGGCGACTTCTGATGTCGATGCCCTGATTAAGGTACTGCCACGCATGACATACCCGTCGCTGACTGAGTATGAGGTGTCAATGATGGAATGGCCGGACCTGATGTCGTTTGCCGGTAAGGTGGTCGGTTTTTTGTCCGGGAATTCGGGACAACAGAGTTCCCTTCCCGGCTGACTGTTGATGACCTGATGGCGGATATCGCGGTGATCTTCCACTGGCCGCCGTCAGAGCTTTATTCCCTCGGTCTGACCGATCTCCTTATCTGGCGCGAAAAGGCGCTACAGCGAAGCGGGAATACCAGTGAGTAACAACGTAAAGATTGAAGTGCTGCTCAGGGCTGTGGATCAGGCTACCCGTCCGTTTAAATCCATCCGCACAGCCAGTAAATCGCTGTCGGGTGATATACGGGACACGCAGAAAACCCTGCGCGATCTGAACGGCCAGGCGTCCCGTATTGACGGGTTTCGCAAATCCAGTGCGCAACTGGCGGTGACCGGGCAGGCGTTGAAGAAAGCGAAACAGGAAGCGGCGGCGCTGGCTATCCAGTTTAAAAAGACCACTAACCCCACCCGGGAACAGGCGCGGGCCATGGAGGCTGCCCGGCGCAGTGCGGCAGAGCTTCAGGCGAAGCACAACAGTCTGCGACTGGCTGTGCAGCGCCAGCGGCAGGAACTGAGTCAGGCTGGAATCAATACCCGGTCACTGGCGGCAGATGAGCGGCGTCTGAAGGCGTCTATCGGTGAAACCACCACACAACTTAACCGGCAGCGGGAAGCGCTGGCACGGGTCAGTACCCAACAGGCGCGCCTGAATGCCGTTAAATCCCGTTATCAGGCCGGTAAGTCACTGGCCGGAAGTGCGGCGTCCGTGGGGGCTATGGGGGTGGGTATGGCGACGGCGGGTATTGTGGCCGGCAGTAAAGTACTCAGGCCGGGCTATGACTTTTCGCTGAAAAACTCAGAGCTTCAGGCTGTGCTTGGGGTGGCGAAAGACTCAGCCGAAATGACGGCACTGCGTAAGCAGGCGCGCCAGCTCGGCGACAATACCGCCGCCTCAGCGGATGATGCGGCAGGAGCTCAAATCATCATCGCCAAAGGGGGCGGGGATGCAGAGGCCATACAGGCGATCACACCGGTCACCCTCAATATGGCGCTGGCAAACCGCCAGACGATGGAGGAGAACGCCGCGCTGCTGATGGGGATGAAATCCGCTTTTCAGCTTTCTAATGACACTGTGGGTCACATCGGCGATGTGCTCTCCATGACGATGAACAAGACCGCCGCTGATTTCAGCGGGCTGAGTGATGCGCTCACCTATGCGGCACCGGTGGCGAAGAACGCCGGGATCAGCATTGAGCAGGCCGCCGCGATGGTGGGGACGCTGCACGATGCCAAAATTACCGGCTCAATGGCCGGTACCGGCAGCCGTGCGGTGATCACCCGGTTGCAGGCGCCAACCGGTAAAGCCTGGGCGGCGATTAAAGAGCTGGGCGTGAAGACGGCGGATAAAAAAGGGAATATGCGCCCGTTGTTTACCATCCTGAAGGAAATGCAGACCAGCTTTGAGAAAAACCGGTTAGGAACGGCGCAGCGGGCCGAATATATGAAGGCCATTTTTGGGGAGGAAGCCAGCTCGTCGGCGGCGGTCCTGATGGCGGCGGCATCGTCCGGCAAACTCGACCAGCTTACGGCCACCCTGAAAACATCGGACGGGAAGACGGCAGAACTGGTAAAGGTCATGCAGGATAACCTTGGCGGTGATTTTAAGGAGTTTCAGTCAGCGTATGAGGCAGTCGGGACAGATCTGTTTGACCAGCAGGAATCGTCACTCCGTAAGCTGGTACAGACGGCCACCACTTATATGCTGAAGCTGGATAACTGGATCACCCGTAACAAAGGACTGGCGCAGACCCTGACCGCCGTCGGCGGCGCGGCGCTGGGCGTGATTGGTGCGGTTGGCGCAATTGGCCTGCTCTCCTGGCCGGTGGTCGCCGGTATCAATGCGATTATCGGTGTTGTCGGGATGATGGGGAGCGTCTTCTCGACGGTCTGTGGTGGCGTGGTGACGGCGATTGGTGCCATCTCCTGGCCAGTGGTGGCCGTGGTGGCGGCTGTCGTCGGCGCGGCGGTACTGATCCGTAAATACTGGGAGCCCGTCAGCGCCTTTTTTGCGGGCGTGGTGGAGGGGCTGAGACTGGCCTTTGCGCCGGTGGCGGAGTTGTTCGCCCCGCTTAAGCCGGTGTTTGAGACGCTGGGAGGCTGGCTGGCGAAAATCTGGCAGTGGTTTAAAGACCTGATCGAGCCGGTAAAGGCCAGCAAGGAAACTCTGGACAGTTGCCGGAATGCCGGCGTGCTGTTTGGTCAGGCTATCGGCAATGCACTGACGATGCCGATCCGGTTATTTGATTCACTGCGGGACAAAGCCACCTGGCTGCTGGAAAAACTCGGCATCATTAAAAAAGAGTCTTCAGATATTGATCAAAAAGCAGAGAGGCCCGGGGCCACCGCGTATGGTGCGGGCGGTTATATTCCGGCGACGAGCAGTTACGGCGGGTATAACGCGTATCAGCCTGTAACGGCGCCGGCGGGCCGGTCATATATCGATCAGAGCCGCAGTGAATATCATGTCAGTATCACTCACCCGGTACCGGGCGGTCAGCTTGATCGCCAGCTACAGGATGCACTCGAAAAATACGAGCGGGATAAACGGGCGCGCCAGCGTGCCGGTATGGGGCATGACTGAGGAGGACAGCGACAATGATGCTTGCTTTAGGACTGTTTGTTTTTATGCGCCAGACGCTGCCCTATCAGAACTGGCAGCGCAGCGCGGACTACCGGTGGTCACCTAACAGCCGTGTGGGTAAACGTGCCGCTTTTCAGTACCTCGGCCCGGATGAGGAGCGGATCACGCTGAGCGGTATCCTGTACCCTGAAATCACCGGCGGCAGGCTTTCCATGCTGGCTGTCAATATGATGGCCGATGAGGGGCGGGCGTGGCCGCTGATTGGTGGAGACGGCACGATATACGGCATGTATGTCATAAAAAATGTCAGTGATACGAAGACGGTATTTTTTGCGGATGGTACGCCGCGAAAAATTGAGTTTACCCTGAGCCTGACCCGGGTCGATGAGTCGCTGGCGTCCCTGTATGGCGATATCCAGAAACAGGCGGAAGTGCTGATTGATAAGGCCGGGAGCGCTGCTGCGTCACTGGCTGGCATGGTGGGGGTGGGCTGATGCTGAATGCGCTGACATGGGGAGCAGATGCGACACTCACGCCTGATTTTATGCTGACTGTCGGAAAAGAAGATATCACGCAGGACATCAGTGAACGGTTAATCAGCCTGACGATGACAGATAACCGGGGCTTTGAGGCTGACCAGCTCGATATTGAAATCGACGACAGTGACGGACGGGTCGAGTTACCGCTCAGGGGGGCGGTGCTGACGTTATATCTGGGGTGGAAGGGGTCGGCGCTGGTCGGTAAGGGGCGGTTTACGGTTGATGAAATTGAGCACAGGGGGGCGCCGGATACGGTGACGGTTCGCGCCCGCAGCGCTGACTTTCGTGGGACGCTCAATTCCCGGCGTGAGGGGTCATGGCATGATACCACCCTGGGCGCAATAGTGGAGGCGATAGCCTCCCGTAATAAGCTGGCGGCCAGCGTGACAGAGAGTCTGGCCGGTATCCCTGTTTCCCATATCGACCAGTCCCAGGAGTCTGACGCAAAATTCCTGACCCGGCTTGCGGAGCGGAACGGCGGTGAGGTCTCGGTAAAGGCCGGAAAGCTGCTTTTCCTGAAGGCGGGGAGGGGAGTGACTGCCAGCGGCAAGCCCATCCCGGAAATCACCCTCACGCGCAGCGATGGCGACCGGCACCAGTTTGCCATTGCCGATCGGGGTGCCTATACCGGCGTGACCGCTAAATGGCTGCATACCAAAGACCCCAGGCAGCAGGCGCAAAAGGTGAAGCTGAAACGCAAGCCAAAAGAGCAACAGCTCAGGGCGCTACAGCACCCGAAGGCGAAAGCGACGAGCAAGCCGAAGGCCAGAAAGGAGCAGGAAGCACGGGAAGGGGAATACATGGCCGGTGAGGCGGACAACGTTTTCGCCCTGACGACGATATACGCCACCAGGGCTCAGGCCATGCGCGCTGCTCAGGCGAAATGGGACAAATTACAGCGCGGTGTGGCGGAGTTCTCTATTAGTCTGGCAACGGGACGGGCGGATATTTACCCGGAAACGCCGGTACGAGTATCCGGGTTTAAGCGGGTCATTGATGAGCAGGCGTGGATCATCACGAAGGTGACGCATTCGCTCAGCACCAGTGGTTACACGACGGTGCTGGAACTTGAGGTTAAGTTGTCGGATGTCGAGTACGAGGAGGAAGATTAA